ACGACCGTCTCGAACGAACTCCTCGAAGACTCGATCATCGACCTCGCGAGCGATGTCGCGAACGAAATCGCGTACCAGTTCGCGTTCAAGGAAGACGACGCAGGCTTCAACGGCGACGGTACGTCGACATACGGCGGCGTGGTCGGCCTCGCGACTGCGCTTTCTGATGCGACCTACCAAATCAGCAACGGCAGCGCATCGGCATACTCTGGCGTTACGGTTCTTGAACTCTCGGGTGGATTCAAGAAGTTGCCGCAATGGGCCTACCAACGCGGGAACGTCAAGATCTACTGCTCGCGAGCAGCATACTCCGGAGTGTTCGAGCGTCTCGCATTGTCCGCAGGCGGCGTGACTGCCGCAGAGATGACCGCAGGAATTCGCGAGCCTCGATTCTTCGGATATCCAGTCGAATATACGCAAGTGATTTCGGCAACCGAAGGCGCAGACGCAGTCTTCGCGTATATCGGCGATCTCTCGCAAGCCTGCTATCTCGGCGATCGCCGCGCGACCTCGATCGCGTTCAGCGATTCGGCTCTCAACGCATTCGAGCAAGACGAGCGCGTTGTTCGTGGAACGCAGCGAGTCGACATCGTTTGCGCGAACGTCGGATCGTCGTCGGTCTCTGGCGCAATGATCAAGATGCTTCTCTGATTCAAAGGACAAACACACATGAGACACATTGCAAAAACCATCGTTGGCGGTGGAAGTGGAACAACCGTCACGCAGATCACGTCTGCGTTCGACACGCGAGGCTTCGGATACGCAACGATTTCGATCTTCGGGTGCGCCACTACAGTCGCTCCGACCACGGTCGTTTCGAATCACGTTCTCGCAGAGGCTGACGTAGATGCTTCGACAAATTACGTCACCATTTCCGGCTCAACTCCAAGCCCGATCTCATCGACTGCCGCTATCGCGACGAACGTCGCCAAGATGATCTACAACGTCGATCTTCGAGGCCGCAAGCGATATCTCAAGGTCACGTACACAGCGCACTCTGGCGATTCGCTGCTTGTGACTTGTGATCTGAGCAATGCTTCGGATGGAATCGAAACATTGACCCAACAAGGCGCAGTTTCCGGCGTGTCCCTCTGATCTTCTGAATAAGTGCGAGAGGGGAGGGCAACCTCCCCTCTCTCTTTGGAGGAAAAATGCGAGACGTTCAAAACATCAAAACCGTCGTGATGGCGGAAAACTCTGGCGGCACGGTCGAGGGAACAGTTGATACGCAGGGATTTCGATTCTGCCGAATCATCTGCGCTCACGCGACGAATGTCGTTGTGAACACAAATGTCTTTGTTGAGCATTCAGACGACAACTCAACGTACACGCCGATTCCGAACATTGTTGCCGGAGTCGACTACACGCTAACGACGGCGACGAACTCAACGACGAAAGCGAAAGTCATTTGGGATATCAATCTTCAAGGGAAGAAGCGATATCTCAAAGCCAAGTGCGGGACAGGAAGTGGGAGAACTTTCTTGGTGGCAACGCTTCTCAATCCGGTTGATGGCCTGACCACAGGACTTGAGCGCGGCACGGATATCTACGCTCAAGGATGATCGAGCCTCTTTCTTTTTCCGGTGGGGAGGCGGCACGTCCGTCTCCCCTCTATCATTCCAGAGCCTTACGGCAAGGAGACATCATGGAAGAACTGAAGGACGGCGCGGACATCGGCTCGGGCTTGACGCAAATTCGCACAGAGGACGCGATTCCATGGCTTCGCTCAATCGCATCGCAACTCAAAGACGGAGGCGAACTCCGGCTCGAAGTGCCTGATCTTGACGGAGTGATGAAAGCCTACAACGACGGCGAGCCAGAGACGGAGAAGATGCTCATCGGTGAAGGCGCGAAGTCGCTTTGGAATCGCGAGAAACTCTCGCGCGTTCTGAATCTCGCAGGCTTCGAAGTGTCTCGCGGGAAGAATGGATGGGCATGGAACGAAACGAAGACGAAGATCTCAGTCGTCGCTCGCAAGTTTGCGCGACCGTTTCCAAATCCTCCGATGCGCGACATTCATTGCATCATGTCGCTTCCGCGCGTTTGTTGGACAGACACTCAAGGCGTTCTCCATCATGCGGCGGCCTCGCTTGGCTTTGATGTCACGCGAGCGACCGGAGTCTTCTGGGGGCAATGCCTCGAACGTCTTCTCGAAACTTGCCTCACGATGGAAGGCGTGAAGTACGTTCTGACGGTCGACTACGATTCAATTTTCGACGCTGAGGACATCATCCGATTGTGGCAAGTGATGGAAACGCGGCCAGATGTCGCCGCGCTCTGTCCGCTTCAGATCGGACGAGACAAAAATCTTCCGCTCTTCTCGATTAAGAATGGAGACGGAACGCTGCTCAAGGAAATGACGGAAGATCGCCTCTACACAGACGCGCTCGAAATGAACACAGGACACTTCGGCCTGACGCTGATTCGCCTCGATGCGATTCGCGATCTCCCGAGGCCGTTCTTCCTCGGCGTTCCGAACAAGAACGGCAACTGGGGAGATGGCCGCGTCGACGACGACATTCACTTCTGGAATCGTCTCCGCGATGGTGGACGGAAGATCTGCCTCTGTCCGCGAGTTCGAATCGGACATCTCCAGAATGTCGTGACGTGGCCTGCTGAAGACTGTCGAGCGATCATGCAGTATCTCTCCGACTTCCACAGCGACGGGAGGCCGACCGAATGCATGACATTCTGATCGTCCTTCGCAACTGTGCGATCCATGAGAACGGCGTCGGTCGGCGCGATCTTCGGCCCGGAACGATCGTGAATGTGACTCCAGATGTCGCGAAGATCCTCGTCTCAAAAGGCTACGCGAGGCACGTCGTCGAGCCTGCTCCGCTCTTCGTGGATTCGACTCGATTGATTCAAACGCCGAAGAAGAAGGCAAGGAGAGCCGATGGCAGTAGCAACGAACTCGCTGACGACCTTGACAAGCCTCAAAGTGTATCTCGGCGTGACGACGACGACCGACGACGCGCTGATGGAGAGCCTGATCGACCGAGCGAGTGAATACATTCAGCGATATTGCGCTCGGAACTTTGTCTCTCAGCGATACTACGAGTGGCACGATACATACGGCGCAGATCGAATCGCTCTGAAGCAGAATCCAGTCGAGCACGTTCGATTCGTCGGAGTAGGCTATGACAACGCTGTCTCCGTTCAATCAACAATCTCAAGCGATATCTCCGTGACGATCGGAGTCGATAGCGATCACGTGCATCTCCATCGAATCAATTCGTCAGGAGTCGAGACATCGAGCCAAACCGTTTTCGCAACGTATCCCTCGACGAATCTCCTTGCGGCGGCGATCTCTGGCGTAACTGGCTTCTCGGCGAGCGCGGTCTTGAATTTGCCGACGAAGTACCTTCGCAAGATTGCAGGCGCGGATCTTAAGCAGAAGACGATCTACCTTCAGGCTCCAACGGATTCGCTGACTGACTACATGATCGACGATGCGAGGGGAATCATTTACGGCCCCACGCTTACGCAGTATCGTTCGTTCTTCGTTGACTATGAAGGCGGATACGCGACAGTTCCTTTCGATCTTCAGCAAGCGACGATCGAGATGGCATCTCGTCTTCTGAACTCGAGGAAGCGAGATCCGAGCCTCCAGAGCGAATCGCTCGGTGGATACTCGTACTCGCTTCGATCTGTTTCCGATCTCGATTCTTCGACGAAGTTGGTTCTCGATTCGTATCGGAGGCTTCGATGAGCATCGCGAGCATGATCTCGCAGTTCGGAATCGTCGTTCAAATTCGCGTTCCGGTCTACGCTGTCGCGACGGACGGAAGCGTCACCCGATCGTATGGCCGTGAGTTCGAGGCTCGCGGATTCATTCAGCCAAGCGGACAATCGGATCAAGTCTTTCAAGGCCGAATCAACGGCAGACGCAATGTGACGATCTACTTTGAAGGCGCACTCGATATCTCCGTCGATGCTGAGATTCACGATTCGCTCTTTCTTCCTGCTCGACAATGGCGAGTCACAGGCACGACGAATCCCGGCGAACTCGGCCAGAGCGGCGCATCGCAGCATTTGAATATGACCGTTGTCGACGCTGTCGAGATTAATCCTGAATACGATGAGAGTGAAGTGACTCCATGAGCGGCGCGAAGTTCAATCACGACGCGATCCTCGAAACGATGCGAGTCGGCCTTCGCGAAGGAATGAACTTGTCTCTCGTGAGGGCCGCTCGATTATTGCGCGGTCAACTATCTCATCCGGGACGAGGATCGCTCTATCGAGTTGCACAGGGAAAGGCGAAAGGTCGCAATCTTCGAGCGCGTGGCTACCATCGTGCATCTTTCGCCGGTCAATCTCCTGCGGTCTTGACAGGAAGCCTCCGCGCTTCGTGGAGCGTCGAGACGGTCGGCAATCGTCCAGACGGATTCGCGAACATCTTCGAGGACGGACGAGATGTCATCCTTCGATTCGGAAGCAATTTGCCATACGCTCCGATGCTTGAATACGGAACTCGCCGGATGAAGCCTCGTCCGTATGTGAGGAAGATCCTCCCTCGTCTCGCGGCATTCTCGAAGAAAGACATTGTCTCTGCACTTGAAAGAGCATTCGCGAGGACTCCATGAGCAAGGCAATTCTCGACGCGATTAAAGGTCGGCTGTACGCGACGACTGCGCTGACGACCGAACTGACTTCGCGCATTTACTACAACTCCGCTCCGGCAGACGCGAGGCTTCCGCTTCTCGTCTATACGGCGACCGTGAGGACGACTCCGTACTTTGGCTCGATCACTCGGCACGAAGTCGAGATCGAGTTCGCCACTCAGTATGACAATCGCGGAGGCACAGACATCTATCTCATATCGGATGGACTGGCGACGGCCTTCTCGACTCCGATCACGGTCACAGGATTCGACGCGCTTCGAGGCGTTCGCATCGAGCGCGGTGTGCCATCATTCGCGGATGATGGTTGGACGATGATTGAGCGGTGGCGTTTCATCGCGCACGACACATAAGGAAACCTCATGCCTATCGATACCTACGTCATCGGCAACGACGGAAACGTCGCGTACACTATCGGCACGAATACGGCCGCACAAACCTTCTTCAAGGTGCAGAGTTACGCTGCAACTTTGCAGCGTCCAGTCTCGACTCTGACGGCCTTCGGCGATACGGGACAGCGCAAGCGTCTCGGTATGCTTGATTTGACTGGTTCGCTGAATGCGGTTGTCGGAATCGATTCGACAGGCGCCGCGAGTTCAACGAATACATCAATCATTCTCATCTCGTCGCAAGACACAACGTCAACTCGTCCGGCGGTCACGCTGTCGATTTACGATACGACATCGACGAGCGACGCGAAGATCACTTCGAATGCCGTCTTCTCCTCGTTTGCGTTCAATTCGTCGAAGACTGGCGACACAACCGTCACCGTCAACTTTGAGAACGCAGACGGCTCGGCTCCCGTTGTCACTTGGCTGATCTGATGAGCATCTCTGCTTCTCAAGTCATTCCTATATTCGGGCCTTCAGATGCCGACTGGATCGTGACGCTTGTCACGAAACAGGGAAAGATCGTCTCGCGCCGAGTCAGTCCCGGAAGGCTCGATGAGGAAATCGCAGTCAAAGTCGCGATGAACGCGAGCGAGATCGGCATTGCGAATCTCGACTCGTATTCCGTGCGCCGCGCATCCGATCGATCACTCGTTGCCAACGGCGACGAGTTTCTTGCACATCTTAAATCGAAGAAGAGGAACTAATGGTTCACCCTTGGAACGAGACGCTTCCAGACGGTCGCGTCGTCGCGATTCGGCCTTTGACTGTTCGTCAGCGTATCGCGCTCACGAACGAACTCGCAGACATTCGAGCAAGCGAAGCGAGGAAGTCGGCAGAGATTGCAGGACTTCCCGTTTCGCTTCAGGCCGTCGAGAAGGCCCGTAGGGACGCTGTCGTTGCTTCGTCCCTAGTTCTGGACTGCTACACGCTCGCAGGCTCCCTGCGCGTTCTGTGCGCCGCGAGCGAGTTCGGCGAGTTGATCGCGGATTCTGTCGACGCGAAGCGATCGACAGAGATCGCGCTTCGTGCGCTCGGATTCGGCGGAGACGATCGAGAAGAGAAGCAAGCGGGAAACTGACTGGGCCTCCGCGCGAGCCGATGCCGCGCGACTATCTCGCGGAGGCGCATCTCATCGCTCGAACTGCCGCAGGCCTCGGGAATCCGCTCGATCTCACGTGCGCCGAATTCGATCGTCATCTCCTGCTCTGCCTGAAGGGATACGAATCGAAGACGGATGCGCCGACTGATTCGCGCGACTGGGCGCGACGATATGTGGAGCGGAGCATCACATGAAAGGCGGCGACATTTACATCGACGTTCGCGCGAACTACTCCGCAATGGAGCGCGATCTCGTCGAGGCAGAGTCGAAGGCCGCAGCGTCAGCCGAAGGCGCAGCGAAGCAGTATGAGTCGAAGTTCGGCGGATGGCTCCAGAAGAGCGCAGGGAGCGTCTCGAAGAAGATCGAAGGCTTCCTCAATCCGATTCAACTCCTCGATCGAGTCGCGGATTTCGCGGAGCGAGCCGGAGAGGAAGGCATCGGCTCTGCGCTCGATGGCCTCGCGAAGTCTACGCCGATCATCGGCGCGGCCTATCGAATCGGAACGGCGATCGGTACTTCGCTGATGAATGCTTTCGGCGCGGAGACGAACGAGCAGTTCGCCGAGCGTGTCGAGCAGGAACTCGCAGACGCGCAGGCTCGAGCGGATCGTCAGCGCAAGATCGCGCAGGGACAAGAAGCAGAGGCTCGCCAGACTTTTGGGCTTGAGCAGGAGGCAGGCGCGGCAGAGTTCGAAGCGCAGATGCGCCAACTTGAGCGCACGGGCCAAGCGGAACGCGCGATCTTCCTTCGAGGCTTGAACGAAGAGGAGCGTCTCCAGACTGAAATGGAATTGCGAGTCGCCGATGCCGCGAACGAAGCGCAGGCTGACGCGATTCGTCGACTGTATGAAGCGAAGATCCAAGCCAACGCCGACGAGACGCGCGACAAACTCGACAAACAGAAGGCCGCAGACAAGGCCGCTGCTGAGGCTCGAATCCAAGAAGAGACTCGCGCGGCAGATGAGATCGCGAAGGCCGAGGCCGATGCGATCGCGAAGGCGCAGCGTGAGCAGGAGAAGGCCGATCAGGAGGCCGCTCGCGCTCGCGAGAAAGCAAACGCCGATCAAGAGCGACGATTCGCGGAGGCTACGCGCCTCGAAGAAGAGCGCATCTCTTCGCAGGCCGCAGGCATCACCGGCGCGAATACTGCGCTCGGAACTTTCCGCTTTGATGCGTATCCGGACAATGACAAGCGGCGGAACGATGAGCGCATGGTTCGAGGCATCGAGACGCTCGTCGCGAACTCTGGAACTGGTGGAGGATTCGTCTGATGGCTTTCGAGTTTGTCGAGTTGCAGGAGACGCGAGGATTCAGCGACAGCGGAGGCCGCGTCAGCGCGAGCCGAACTTTCCGTTGTTGGGATGATGCCGCTCCGATCACGTCTCCGAAGATGGTCAAGGATCATTTCGGAGTCGAGTTGCCGGACATCCGCGAAGAGTTTCCCGATGAGAAATTGATCTTCGCGACTGCGTTCTCGATTAAGCACATCGCCGAATCTCGCAATGTGTGGGAAGTAGAGTTCACCTACGAGAACACAGAGCCGGGAGATAAACTCCCGAATGAAGAAGGCTACATACAGATTACGATTGACTACGCTTCCGAGTTTCGCGATGCGTGGAGACTCAATCCTCAGATTCCAACGAATGGAACGGCGACCGGAGAGAATTGCTTGGGAACTCCAATCGACAAGGCCGGAGTGCCTCTCTCGATTCTCGTTCGCATGAGCGATATCACGATTACGGAAACCGTCTCTGCGGCGAGTTTCCCCGAGCGATCGCTGAGGATTCGGCAGGCGCGAGGCCGTCGCAATTCAACGATTTTCCAAGGCGCACCGATCGGGCAAGTTCTCTATCTCGGCGCGAATGCATCGCGGATCGGCCTTGAGAAGTTCTCGATCACGCACAAGTTTAGACAGGACGAGTTCCTGCACATGATCCAAAGCCCGAGGCGAAATCAACTCGGCATTGTCGAGCCAGTCGCAGACGCTCAAGGAATATTCAGAGCAGACAAGGTCGATCTCGTTCAGCCTTTCCCGAACTTCGCAGACTTCAATCTTCTTTCGGAGAATTTCTAATGGCTCGCGAGATCACGGTCAATCTCAAGATCTCAACTCTCAAGGGAGATCTGAATCACACAGAGAATCCCGGAACGCTCTTCGTCGATCTCACGGGAACGACGGCAGTCGGCGGCGCGGCAACCGTAACGACGACCGCTGCCGCGCTTGCGATGGGAAGCGTCTCGTCCGCAGGCTATGCATACTTTAAGAACACAGGCCCGACCAACTTCGTCGAGATCGGAACTGGAACTGGTGGATCGTTTGTCGCGTTCCTCAAGTTGAAAGCAGGAGAGGCCGCGATCTGTAGGCTCGGTACAAACACTCCGACCGCGCGAGCGAATACGGCGAGCGTTGCGCTTCAGTACTACATTCTGGCGGACTGATGACTCTTCCAAAGTTCACCGCAGGCCAAGTCGGCAAACTCGAATTCCATCATCTCAACGAGGCGTTCGAGCGCATCGAGAGACTGGATGGGAATCCTGCGCTCGTCGCAGCATCCGGGCCAGTTCTTGGCCGAGTGATCCTTGTTCGGATCACGGGACAAAGCGGAAGCGGAAACGCAATCAAGGGAAGTTTCCAAGAAGTCGCGCTCTCGACTGTCGGTTCGAATTCATACACCGCCGTATCTGGCGGCGTGACTTCGGCAGTCTCGGGAGATACATACGGCGCACCGATCGTCTTTCCTTGCTCCGCAATCGGCACGATTGTTCCGGTGCTTGGACACATTGCTCATAATGGAAAACTCTATTTCCGAGAGTGCGCCGGAGTTTCTTCTGCCGCAGGAGTTCGCGCCGGACGAATCACAGCATCGACGCAGATCACGGCGAATACGAGATGGCTCTACACGCTGACCGACGTTCGAGTCAATACGCTTGCCGCAGGAACGTATACGGCGACTGGAGTCGGATCATTTCAGGCATTGAACGGATGCGAAGAAGCAGTCGATAGCGTGGCGAATCGAAACATCGGAGTTGGAACGATTCACGTCGCTGGATCGACTGCGACTCGTCAGCCGATTAAGAACGACACGATTGTCGTCTGCACGGAAACTCTCGGCGGATTCGTCTTCTCTGTACCGAATGGATATGCCTTCACTTGCACATGAGCGCGATACCTTCAACCATCAACTCGATGACGCGCTTCAACGAACGAAGGCGAATCGTCTCCGCGCTCGCGAAGACATCGACTCTCGTCGTCTATGAAGTTCCGGCAGGAAAGACGCTTCGCATCGAGTCGATGAGCGTTTGCAATGTCGCGACGACGACGGCGACTTTCCGTTTGCACGTTGTCGGCGCGAATGAATCCATCGCGTCTTCGAATGCTGTGTACTACGATAATCCGCTTCGAGGGAATGCCACACTCCTCGATGACTCGATTCGGTATTTGAACGCCGGAGATCGGATCGCGATTCGATCGGATACGGCGAGCGCGATCGTCATCCAGATTCACGGAGTCGAAGAGTGAGCGTCGACGCGGCCTGTACCGCTTGTTGCTGTGGCGGATCTGTCTCGTGCTGCTTTCCTGACGCATCGAAGCCTATCGAGATCAACTATGTGACTCGAAAATCAACGTTCGCAGGCGCGACGGAAGTCGAGAGATATCTCGTTTCCGTTTCGATCACGACGACGATGATCCGGAATTCGATACCGGGATTGCCATTCGCTACATTCATGCAATCAAGCGGAGGCACTTTGCTTGCGCGAGTTGAAAGTGTTGCGCTCGAAGGAAGAAGCCCGGTTCCCGGTGTCATCTGTCCGGGACAGCCGAATCCGTATGAGTGTCCTCCATGCAATTCCTTCGTCAATTGCAACTCATATGACTGGGTCTATTCCGGCCCTCTTCCAAATGGATCGGTCGTCATCAACTGTATTGATCTCTGTCCTGCTCCACCTTCGGCAGTTGTACAGAGGCCTGCGTATGTCCTTGCCGTCTCGATTGGCTCCAATGTGCTTGGAACTCTCACAGAAAGAAATGGCAACAACGAGACATTCTCTCTTTGTGGGCCGGAGACGATCACAAGCACTCCAAACGTGGCTTTGTTGAATGGTTTTGGTTTTAGTGTTACGGGAGAAAGTGCTTGCCTTGATTCATCGACGTTCTCGAATGGCTACGCGACAGGCGGCGAAGTACTCGGAGGGAATGGCGTTCCATGCCCTCCGCATCCATGCTATGACCCAACATTCGCGCTAAATACGATCTGCCTGAACGGCAATCCGATTCCCGCTTGCATGGGTTACTCCGTCTCTACTTGTCCCGAGTTGCGTTGCAATCCATTCGGAGGAGGAATCGCGGGAAATGCGTATGAATGCTTCGGTGTGGATTGCTTCGGAAATGGAATTTCCTTCGGATGGCAAGGATGCGATTCATTCCCCGGTCAGACGGTGAATGAGGGAACTGCTTGTGAAATTTCAGTACGCAACGAAGCGACAAAATCTTGCTCGGTGATTTATGGCTGACGGTTGCTTCTTCCTTCGAATCAGCGGCGACATCTGCGAGCATCCGATCCTCGCAGGCCCAACGAATCCAGAGAAGTGCGCGAGTTGCTCGAAGTATCGAGGCAGGCCGCGAGGCCTTGGCGATGTAGTTCACTCGATCACAACGGCGACGGGAATCGCGAAGGCCGTCGATACTGTGACTGGCGGATGTGGAGGATGCGCCGCACGTCGCGCCGCGCTGAACGCGGCAGTTCCATTCTCCGATACTCCGAAGGAGAAATAGCATGGCATTTACCTATACAGGCACGGACGGACTCTTCCCGCGACTCGGTGCGCTTGTTTACATGATGGATCAAGTTCGAGCGCATCAGAACAATCTGAAGACGCTCCTTGCCAACGTGCAGGCTGAGTACTCATCGGCTGATGCTTGGATGATCGACGTTCTCTCCGGCAATATCGAGGCGCGAATCGCGGAATCGGGAAACGTGCTGAACGACGTTCGCGCGGCGGCAGAGCGAACGATTCTTGAGATGTGCTTCGATGAGGCTAGCGATCCGGCGGCAACGAACACAATGGTTCGAAAGGACATCCGCGACGCGCTCATCTGGCTGATTCGCCAGATGGATGTCGACGCGCAATCGATCGACGGAACGACGATCTCGAAGTCGGCTCTTTCTGTTGGAGGATCGAACAACGGCAACGGCAAGTTCTACTATTTATTCGAGGCTCCGAACATTCTGCTAGGCTCGACTGCCGACTGGCCGAACATTCGCACGGAAGTTCTCGAAGCGCGATGCGTTCAAGATGCAACGTCTGGCGCGATCTCGCGCGGCTCTGAGATCTTCGAGATTCGCGGACAGCCTTCGTACCAAGGCCTCGATTACCGATTCCCCGGCGGAAGCGGAACGCTCATGCGTTTGACGACTGCTTGCGCGAGCGTCGACAACGGAATCCCCGGACAGAACATCCTCCACAATTCCGACTTCGAGGATCAGACCTCGAATCTTTCTGATCGCTTCACGGTCGTGAGTGGAGCAGCAGGCACAGAGTTTCTTACGGAGACGACGGCAGCGAATGTCTTCCGAGGATCGAACGCGATCAAACTCGCGGTGACAGGATCGACGTTCAATATCCGCCAGAGGCTCGCAGACTTCGACGGAACTCTCGGAAGGCTTACGCCGGATCGACCGTACATTCTCGCCGTCGCGATCAAGAAGGACACGACGGCAACCGGAACGCTTCGTCTCTCGGTGAAGGACGCTTCTGGAAATATCATCGACGGCGGAAGTTTCTTGTTCTCTCAATCAATCGCGTCGACAACTACTTCGTATGCGATCTATGCAACGCAGTTGCGCTCTCCGCGCATCGTGCCGAGTGAGTTGTATTTCCACGTCGAGACGACGACGGCCATCGCGACGGATGCTGTCTACATCGATGAAATCGTTCTCGCCGAGATGATGCCGATTGCAAATGGTGGGCCTTCGCTTGCGATCGTTGCAGGCTCGACGAACTGGAGCGCAGACGACAACGCTCGATACACATTCACGAACAACGGAGAAGGCGCGTTTGCTACGGCGTTCGATCGCTTGTTCGATATGTACGGGAAGGGCTTGAGCCTTCCTGCGAACTATCTCGGCACCGAGACGATCGCTGATTCTCTGATCGCCTGATAAGATCTCCGAGGATCGCTGCTCTCGCTTGCGCGACGAGGAAGCGGAGATCGTCTTCCTCGGCGAGATCGACGGCGAGTGTGTAGAGGTCGAGGGCTTCCCAAGTCGGCGAGAGGATCGAGCGGCATCGGAGCGCGGCTCGATCGGAGTTCCCTCGCGTGACTGCGAATGAAAGCACCGTCTCGACGTGGGCTTGGACGCGCCGAGATTCGAGTTTGTGCAGGCCTCTCGGATTTTTTCTCGACATCTCCTTCATTCTTCCGATATAGTGTCCGCAAGCGGACACGGTGTCCGCAGAAACAGGAGACACAAATGACATCATTGATCGTATCGGAGGCCGCGAAGACGGCCAGTTCTCAACTCGCCATTGCCGGAACAAAGGCTCTCGAAGCCTACATAGCCGCAGGCGACATCGGCAAACTCGGGCCGGAGCAGCGCATCGCGCTGTATCGCGCCGTCTGCGATTCGCTCGGCCTGAATCCGCTCACTCAGCCGTTTCAGTATCTCACGCTCTCGGGGAAGACGGTTCTGTACGCGACGAAATCCTGCACCGAGCAGTTGCGCTCGATTCACGGCGTTTCGGTTGTCCGCATGGAGCGCGAGATCATCGGCGACATCCTGACCGTCACGGTCGCCGTGACCGAGCGGACAGGCCGCGAAGATATCTCGACTGGCTCGGTCAGCCTCGCCGGATTGAAAGGCGAGAATCTCTCGAATGCTCACATGAAGGCTGAGACGAAGGCAAAGAGACGCGCCACGCTTTCGATCTGCGGCCTTGCCGTCCTCGATGAAACCGAGGTCGACTCGATCGCCGGAGCGCAGGCTGTCTCGGTGCATGAGTTCCACTCTGAGCCGAAGAAGGCCGCGAAGCCAACACGCGAGGAACGCCGGAAGGATCTCGACGAACTCACGAATCCGACTCCGATCGCGAATCGAGTCGCCGAGCCGGAGATGGTCGCGGAGGACTGCATCACGATCCTTGCACGATCTCCGATCGGCGTGGTCGAAAGTAAGTTAGGTCGCCGCGTCTGGCGGATCGATCAGGAGGATCAGCCGCTCCCGATCGCCGTTTTCTCGGAGGAGATCGCGTCATTGCTCGAAGCGAATCAGGCGTTCAGCGTCAATACGCGCGTCCGCGTCAAGGCGCGATCCAACGGCGGATTCGAGGTCGTCCAGATCATCGGAGACGCGCCATGAGTGGGGAGATCGTCGGCTCGGCGAGCCTTCGATCTCAGATCGGGATCGCGGCGGAAGATCCGAGGATCTTCCGTCCGATCTCGGTCGCGGAGGCTCTGGATGTCGCGCGAATCATCAAGGCGGATACCTCGATCGAGGAGGACATCCGCGAGGTCGTCGAGGTCGGGATTCCGCTCGATCTGATGCCTGCACATCTCACGCCGAAGAAGGAGATTCTCGCCGAGGCTCTTCGCGTCTCGGTGCGAACGATCCGCCGGAGAGAACTCGCTTGGGAATTGTGCGATCAGCGCGTCCGATTCGATCTCGTGCATCGAGCCTCTCGGCTTGTCTTCGCGAATCGCGGATCGCGTCTCTGAATCACTCGTCGAGCCTGCCGTGAGAAGTTCGCGGCAGGCTTTTTGACAATCTTCGGAAATTTCGAAGTTTCCCCCCTTTACAAATCGAAATCCCTCCCCCCTAATAACCCCCCACCCGAGCAAAGCGACACAGATACGCACTCGGTGTTCCGGCTCGACTCCTTACGTGTAACTCCTTTTCTCTTCTCCTTCGTGGAAACGGAAGCGGAGTACGTCAAACGTAGTTATGGAGAGGGCCGCGAAACTCTGGCAGGAGCCAGAGAAAGAGAGACGCAATGGAACAAAAGAAGCAAGGCATGACGCGCGAGGAACTTGCCGGATTTACTGCGCGAGCGAATCGCTACTTCAAAGGCGAAACCGATCGCGAGTTGTGGTCACTCGCGCTTCCGCGCATCGCGGAGGAATCCGCCGAGGTCGCGATGGCCGCGCTTGAGAACTACTCGATCCAATGGGGAGGGCCGCGAGCGCGATTCCTCCCTTCGAAGTTCTTCGAGTTCCTTGCCGATGTGAAAGTTCGCCGTCTGGAACTCACACAACGTGAGGCTCGCGAGCGCGAGGCGCGGATGCGCTCGATCGCTGCGAGCCGAGACGCGGCAGTCTGCGAGGCCGACTGGCTCTCGCGACGGCGCGAGATCGAGACTGCGAATCCGCTCGAAGTCGGAGAAGCCGTCGACTACCTCCGCTCGCTTGGGTGGGGGAATCCGCCGGAGGCATTCGGTGCATGGAGCCGACCTTGGATTCTCGCCGTCTCGGATCTCGTCTGCCGGAGGACGCTCGCCGGATACGATCGCGATCGGCAGGGATTCGAGGATCGCGACCGGAATCCGCTCCGGCCAGTCTCAGCGGCGACTTTCTACCGCGAGGCAGGAAAGGCCGCCGCAAGGCTCGCCTAGGCGTTTGGCCCGTCTGGAGGCCTTCCGAGGCATTCCGCGCTCCGAGGCCCGTACGGGCCGTTTCCCGCGATTTGGATATACAGAGTCCCGATAACCTAGAATCTTGAGGAAATTTAGTAAATGCTCAAGCGATTCGCTCCCTTTGGTCGAAATCCTTGTATACTCATCGCATCGAGGCACGGAGTCTCGAACACAAAGGAGACACAAATGAGCGCATACATCGTTCCAGCAGAAACCATTCACGTCCTCGCCGCTTGGGCAAGCGTTTCGGAATCGCCTTTCGGTCTGAAGATGGCGAACGAGGCAAAGGCTCGCGAGGCCTGCCGCGTGCTCTTCGCGGAGAACGCGCGATCGGTCGGACATCGCTACTCCGAGACTCCGGCTGAAGTCTCGCCGGAGTTTCTGAACGCTGACTTCTCCTCGATCATTCAGAAGTATCGACCGGAACTTTGCCTCGCTGCTGCTCGCGGATATGAGTATCAAGCCTGCGAATGCAGCGACTACGAGACGACAGCCGCCGCGCATCTCGTCTCTCGCGCGATCAAGAACGCGAGCGAACGTCTCTGCGAAATCGCCGGTATTGGATGTTGGACGGTTGGCGCGGATGAAATGGCACAAGCGAAGAAGTGAACGACTCAGATCGGAGGAGCCTCCTCAGAGGCTCCTCGAATCTGAGCCGTGAGCCAGACTCGCGAACGGATCGCGAGGAACAAAGGAGACACGCAAATGACAACATTCAATCAAATTCTCGCAGACATTCGACGATCACTCGCGACGACCTATTTCGCAGATCGTGTCAATGCACTCGGATGCAAAATGACGATCGACGCAAATCGGAACATGATTAGCGTCTTCCTCATATCTCCTAGCGATTCGACCTTCGAGTTGATCGCCGTCCATCATGGAGAGGATCGCTGGGGAATTCAATCGCGAATCATCAATCCAGAACTTCGCGTCTCGACATCGATGCGAATGCTCGAAAGAGACATCGCTCGCGAGATCGCCGCAGCATTCGGATCGAATCCGATTAAGGGAATCCTTCCAGAATGATTCGCTGAACGACTCGGATCGGAGAGGCCTCGCGAGAGGCCTCTCGAATCCGCGCCGTATGCCGGAGCCTCGCATGGAGCGAGGAGCAGACAAGGAGACACATCATGCAAGACGAAACCGACATCAAGGAACTCTCAGACCTCGAACTCGATCTCGCGATCTCCGCGATAAACGAACTCATCCGCGAGCCGTTCCGCTGCATTCACGGAGAGTATCCGATGCTCGATCGCGCCTGCTCTGGTTCTTGGATTCAGGAACTCGAACAAACCGGATCGATTGAAATTCCAGCGCACTACTCGCGAACGAATCGTCCTGAGCAGATCAAGCGCGAATCACTCACGATCGGAGGCTCGCGATGAGCGATCTCCTCGTCTGTCTCGCGTTCCTCTGGTACGTCGCGATCCTCGTCGGAATCGTGATGATCGAATGGAGACTCACGCGAATCGCGAAGCGCATCGATGAAATCGAGCGCGAGGAGAAGAAGCGAGGCTCGAAATGACTTCGATCCTCCTCTCTACTCTCCTCCTCATCGCTCCACCGAAAGGCACGGACACTCGAGCCATTCTCGATGCGATTCGCATGGTCGAGACTGGCGGCGAGGCCGATCCAGATCGAGCGATCGGCGACAAAGGAAAGGCTC